AGCCACTTATACCTGAGTACCCACTGTAGCCTGAAATACCTGAGTAGCCTGAAATACCGCTGTAGCCACTAATACCGCTGTAGCCAGAAATACCAGAATAACCACTATAGCCAGATATACCAGAATAACCTGAGGTACCGCTGTAGCCACTAGTGCCACTATAACCCGAAGTTCCGCTATACCCCGAATAACCAGAGTAACCACTTATACCAGCTCCTGAATAGCCCGAGTACCCAGATGTGCCTACAGCGCCTCTATATATACCGGTAGAAATATTACTATAGTGGTCAGTACCCTCGTAGTATAATCTTACAGTTCTAGTTTGATTTTGAGGGCATTCTGCACTAACTCTCAATATAAGTCTATCGGTTATATCTAGAGTTTTAGCAACTGAGATAGTAAAATTAGTAACTAAATTACTAGGGCTATCAATATTAGTATTAGTTAAGTAGTCACTAACAGCTGTTAAAAGAAGAGTCTCTGTACCACCAGTCGCGCGTTTGTAAACACCGTACGTAAGACGAACATCCCCAGCATGGCTTACATAATACCAAGTATTAAACTGCCAAGTGCCTATCGGAATCTGTGTAACACCTGGCTGTCCGATAGGAGTTACTTGATTAATAAAATTAACTGCTGACTGGGTAAATGTTACAGTAAAATAAGTTTCAGGGTCAAAGTCAGGCGCAGTATCTAGAACGTCGAAGCCGCTTAAATCAGAAGCACTGTTAGTATAATAATAAGTTATACCCACTGCAGGTATACCGCTAAAGCCACTAATACCACTATAACCAGAAATACCTGAGTAGCCGCTGATACCTGAGTAGCCGCTTATACCGCTATAGCCCGAATAACCGCTTAAGCCTGAATAACCGCTTAAGCCTGAATAACCGCTTAAGCCTGAATAACCGCTAATGCCTGAGTAGCCACTAATACCACTATAACCCGAGTAGCCACTAATACCACTATAACCAGAATAGCCAGAGTAGCCGCTTATGCCCGAATAGCCGCTGATACCTGAGTAGCCACTTATACCGCTATAGCCACTGTAACCACTAACGCCGGAATACCCACTATAGCCTGAAATACCAGAATAACCGCTAGTACCTGAATAGCCAGAATAACCGCTAGTACCGGAATAACCGCTAGTACCTGAATAGCCACTGATGCCTGAATAACCTGAAACACCTGAATAACCAGAGTAACCACTAATACCGGAATAACCGCTTATACCACTATAACCAGATATACCGGACCCGGAATAGCCTGATATACCACTATAGCCACTGTAACCTGATATACCAGAATAACCTGAAGTACCTGATATACCTGAATAACCTGATACCCCGCTGTAGCCGCTTATACCGGAGTAGCCAGAATAACCTGAGTAGCCTGACTGCCCGCTAGCCCCGCTTATACCGCTATAGCCTGAAATACCACTATAGCCAGAGATACCACTGTAACCAGAATAACCTGACTCCCCACTGTAACCACTTATACCGGAGTAGCCAGAGTAGCCAGAGTAGCCAGAATCTCCGCTATAGCCGCTCAGACCTGAATAACCACTCTCCCCGCTGTAACCAGAAATACCTGAGTAACCTGATACACCAGAATAGCCTGATATACCGGAATAGCCGCTTATACCGCTATACCCGCTATAACCTGAATAACCTGATATACCGCTGTACCCAGATATACCTGAATAACCGCTCGTACCGCTATAGCCTGAATAGCCTGAAATACCAGAATAACCAGAATCTCCGCTATAGCCACTATAACCGCTTATGCCGGAGTAACCGGAAATACCAGAATAACCACTAATACCACTATAGCCTGAATAACCTGAATACCCACTAATGCCTAAGTCTCCACTATAGCCTGATATACCGGAGTAGCCTGATATACCTGAATAACCGGAGTAACCGCTAATGCCACTGTAACCACTATAACCGCTTGTACCGCTATAACCACTATAACCGCTCTCTCCGGAGTAGCCGCTATAACCAGAATAGCCGCTTATACCGGAATCGCCACTATAACCCGAAGTGCCTGAGTAGCCTGAAATGCCTGAGTCTCCGCTATAGCCTGAAATACCAGAGTAGCCACTAATGCCACTGTAACCACTATAACCGCTTGTACCACTTGTACCACTATAGCCACTGATACCAGAGTAACCACTAATACCAGAGTAGCCACTATACCCAGAGTAGCCGCTTATACCTGAATCGCCACTATAACCTGAAATACCTGAGTCTCCGCTATAGCCTGAAATGCCGCTATAGCCGCTTATACCAGAGTAACCACTGATACCGCTTATACCAGAATAACCAGAAGTACCAGAGTAACCGCTTATACCGCTATAACCTGAAATACCAGAGTAGCCACTAATACCAGAATCTCCGCTGTAACCTGAAATACAAGAAATACCAGAATAGCCAGAATACCCTGAAAACCCGCTGTAGCCTGATATGCCCGAGTAGCCACTAATACCACTATAGCCTGAATATCCTGAGATACCGGAATAACCGCTAATACCTGAATAGCCGCTAAAGCCTGAAATACCTGAGTCTCCACTATAGCCTGAAATGCCGCTGTAACCGCTAAAACTACTATAACCTGAATAACCTGATGTGCCAGAGTAGCCAGAGTAGCCACTAGTACCGGAGTACCCGCTTATACCACTGTAACCTGAAATACCAGAGTAACCGCTAATACCAGAATAACCTGAGTCTCCACTGTATCCGCTTAACCCGCTGTAGCCACTAAAACCTGATATACCTGAGTAACCTGAAATACCTGAGTCTCCGCTATAGCCTGAAATGCCGCTGTAACCGCTATAGCCACTTATGCCTGAATAGCCAGAAGTGCCTGAGATGCCTGAATACCCAGAGTAGCCGCTTATACCAGAATAACCGCTAATGCCTGAATAACCGGACGTACCGCTATAACCTGAAATGCCTGAATAACCGGAATAGCCGCTAATACCAGAGTAACCGCTTATACCACTATAACCGGAATAGCCTGATATACCACTATACCCGCTAAAACCAGAAATGCCTGAATAGCCAGAGTAGCCTGAAGTGCCGCTAATACCAGAGTAGCCTGAAATACCTGAGTACCCGCTAATACCGCTATAACCACTTATACCACTGTACCCGCTAATACCAGAGTAGCCTGACGATGCAACAGCACCTACCGCTCCGCTATAACCTGAAATACCTGAGTAACCAGAGTAACCACTAATGCCACTATAACCACTAATGCCGCTGTATCCTGATAGACCACTGTAGCCACTAAAACCAGAATAGCCCGAGTAACCGCTAGTGCCAGAATAACCAGATGCTGAAGTCGCGCCTACTGCCCCAGAGTAACCTGAAAAACCGCTATACCCTGAAAAACCACTATAGCCTGATACACCGCTGTAACCAGATATACCAGAGTAACCTGAATACCCGCTAATACCAGAATCTCCGCTGTAACCGCTGTAACCGGAAATACCAGTTGTACCACTGTAGCCTGATATACCACTATAACCACTAAAACCAGAAATGCCTGAATACCCACTTATACCGGAGTAACCGCTAGTGCCTGAATAACCTGATATACCACTAATACCAGAATAACCTGATGTACCGCTAATACCAGAATAACCAGACACCCCTGAGTACCCACTTATACCGCTATAACCGCTAGGCCCTGAATAGCCTGAAAAGCCTGAAATACCGCTATAGCCTGAAATACCGCTATGACCGCTAATACCAGAGTCGCCGCTATACCCACTGTAGCCAGAATACCCCGAAATACCGCTATACCCCGATATGCCCGAATAACCAGAATAGCCGCTAATACCGGAGTAACCACTAATACCGGAATAGCCACTTATACCAGAATCTCCGCTATAACCTGAAGTACCTGAATAACCAGAAAAACTACTATAACCGGAGTAACCTGAATAGCCGCTTTCCCCGCTGTACCCGGAATAACCGCTTTCACCAGAATAACCTGAATACCCGCTATAACCAGAAACTCCAGAACCTGAATACCCGCTGTACCCTGAATAACCACTTATACCGGAATAACCTGATGCAGAAGAAGAACCTTGCGCGCCAGAATAGCCTGAGTAACCAGACTCTCCAATACCCGAATACCCACTAGAACCTGAATACCCACTATAACCTGAATACCCCATTACCCCTTGTGCGGATAAAGCAGAAATACTAATAGAGTATGAAGTATACGTACCATCGCTATTATTTCTTTCAAGAAATAATATATCAGTACCAGAAAGAGGACCAACTGGCACTGAAGGTAGTTCGTGTGGAAATATTAATGTCGGAAAATCAGCGGACATCTTATATATTTATTAACCGCTAAGCGGTATCGATCCGAGTGCAGAAATTAAGTCGGATAGATTTGTTAATGTAGGGTAATATGAACCCTGAATACTTGCTGCGACGGTCTCTATTGTAGGCATAATAGGTACAAGAGAGCTTAGTGAAGGGTTATAAGAAGAGAGTAATGAGTAGAGAGTTTGTAGGGCGACTGCATTTGCAGAGGTAATTGTTGCCCCAGTACTCATTGAGTAGTTACTCGGGCTTTGTACAACAACATATGTATTAGAAGCTGAAGCGCCTAATGCTCCGACAGTTTGACCTGCGGCATTGGCTACCCCTATAAGGTTTACTATAGTGTTATTATCTTCGTAATCCCCATAAACGTTAGTATTGGATTGAGTGTTTTCGTTATAACTAAACACTTGCTCAGAATCTTTGTCAACAAATTGGGTATATTCTTTAGTTTCTAAAACATTTGGTAAACTATTAACTTGGCCGTCAAATTTATTATCATAAACTTGATCCATGAGATTTTCACGAGGGGCGTCGAGTTCATAGTTGAAGTCAAAGCGCTTAGCTTTAATCATCCAAACGTAATGGCCTAGCAATTGATTGTTTTCACCGCCCATTTCATCAACGCGTTCTGTTATTTCAAAAACTTTACCACTTCTTCCTCCAGGTCTTGTACGGCCATATTCTGCTAGCTCTATTAAATCCCCTGCTTTAGGTTCATAATTTGCAGCTGAAAGCACCCCGCTTATTGCAGTGACTACATTAGTAAATGTAGTAATAGGTATAATTGCAGTTAAATCCGCTTCTCCTTGTAATCCGAATTTGCTTAGTACAACATTATCATTACTAAGTGTTAAAGCAAGTACCATTGGTAAAGGAGTTGAATAACGCACCAACGGCATTTCCCCGTAGAAGAAGTCATGGGCAGATAAATTATATCCATTAATATAGTAATTAACTTCTTGCCCATGAATTCTAATTTGTTCATTCCACCAGTTTTCCCAAAGCTGTCTTTCTGCTGTTGTATTATCTACATCTAGATATCGAAAACCGGTTGTACCATATACACAATTATATCCGCCACTTAATTGAGGGCCTACATCATCCGTACCAGGAGCCGTATAGGGCCCGGTGTCGGTACAATATTTAGACAAATAGCTAGCCATTAAAATTATTTACTCTTACTAATAGAAATAAAGCCAGTTATACTAAATATATTTAAATGAAGCTAAAAGATTTATCTAGTCTAGGAGAAATTTATTCCGGTATTGCAAGTAATAGTAAACCTGTGGAGAGTATAATAGAACAAAGACAGGAAATTCTTTTAACAGATGCAACTCAGTATCTTCCAGAGAATAAACAAGTAAAGCCAGGATCTGCTTTAGGCGGCGGCCCTGGTGCAAAAGGAGATGAAGTACATTTAGCTAAAAAGACTGGCCCTGAAGGATTAAAGGGAAATCAATTTGAAAAGGTTTCAAAAAAACAAGATCCAGGTACAGATAAGAGCAAAATGAAAAAAGAAGAAGGAGAAGAGACTGCTGAAACTTCTGAAGACACAGACAAAAAAGAAGATTCAAAAGAAAACGTACACGAGGATGATGCAGCAAAAAATACTACTCCTAAAGAAAAAGTACGGGAATCTGCAGGGGAGAATAATAAATATAATTACAAACCAAAATTTACTATGTCAAAATTAAAATTCGACCAATTGTACGAAGACGCTATTAAGCGTATTCCTTTCACAGAAGACGCAGATGCTGATATGGGTGCAGATGCCGGTGTTCCACCAGCTGACGACGTAGCAGCGGATGCCGATACCGGAGACGATATGGGTGGGGAAGAAACATCCGAAGTAACAATTACTCTTGACCGTGAAACCGCGCAGAAACTACACGACCTATTAATGGCTCAACTCGGTGGCGGTGATGAAGCTGGTGGCCAAGATGATATGATGGGCGGAGATGAGCCAGCTGATGCCGGTGGAATGGAAAATATGGGCGAAGAAGGCGGCGATCCTCCGATTGAAGAAGAAGTAGAAGCTCAAGATCTCGGCCATGCTGGTGTAGGTTCTGGTGCTAAGTCAGAACAGCTTCATGATAAAGCCAAGATGAAGACAGTAAGTGACCTTAAAGTTGTTAAGGGTACAGCCGATAAGGGCACCTTTAAAAATGAACCACAGCCAAAAGAAGAAAAGGGCAATAACGCTTCTCTTCAGGGCAAGAGCAATAAGGTAGGTTCAGGTACAGTTGCAACTACCGGTAAGAAAGCTTTCGAATAAGACATAGTAAGCTTTTAGAATTAAACCCGTTGAGCAATCAACGGGTTTTTTATTTATTGAATAAAGCCGTAAGAAGGTCCGCTAGAACTATTAATACCTAACGGCCGCCAACCTTGCCCGATTAACTCATCAAGGTCGCCTGTTGTCTTACTACTACCACCTATAAAAGCAGGATTGCGGGTAGTGCCTTGATTGTCTTGTTTGCCTTTTGCAAATCTATTATAAAGCTCTTCTTGTTTAGGTATTCTAGTCTCAGACACTTCATACGGGTCCCAGTTTAAAGGTAAAATTTTAAGAGGTTTACCGTTAGTGTCTTTTTCCAATACCTCGTAAAATTGTTCTATAACTTTACCGTCTAATACAAATAAAGCCCAAATTAATGCTTCTACTCTATCATCCAAATAACGATCTGATTGCTTTTTCCATACCCCGTTAGGTTGACGAACATAAGTTTTAAACTCATTAATAGTTTTCTTGTCGTAAATTTTAAGCGTACGAAGAGTACTCATCCAGTAACGCAAATTAGACATACCGTTAAATTTACTATTAGTGTGAGAGTATATTCCCAGGCGAGAATCTTTTTCTACCTTGTCAGTATAGGTGCCCATACTAGGGGTATATTTTACAATAGATTCATAATTGTGGGTATGTACTAAAGCATCAACAACTTGCGCACCACAATTATTACGTTCAATTAATAATGGTGGACGTCCCCATTCATGAGCAATTTCTACTAGACGACCGGCAAAATTAAACGGGTCTAGTTTATTATTAGCATATACAGCTACTTGTTCTATATTAATTAAATCGGTTATATCAAGTACTTGTATAGTAGAATTGGCACGGCTTATGCCCTCCCCTACGTCAAGCCCTATAGCGTAAAAATGTTTTTCCTGTCTTGGTTTCCAAATTTGATAGCATCCGTCTTCGCTTTCTAATATTGGATCTGGAGCTGACTTTTCAAACTCTTCCATTTGATCTTTATCAAGAGCATTTTCTCCTGCAGCTCTAAATTCGTTTCCATATTCTTGATTAAATGCATCTACAGAACCGAGAGCCTTAACAGTCATTTCTTTCCATTTTTCGTCTCTACCAGGCACTTCCCACCAGTCAACTCTTTCATTATGCCAACCGTTACTATTATCTAAAGAATCGGTATAAATGTTATAAAACAGATTACCCACCCCATTTGGGGTTGAAAGCATAAAGATTTTAGATTTTTTCGAAGATGTAATGACCGGGAATACCGACTCCCAGAAATCGTTCATAAATTCTGCAGGAATGAATGCAGCTTCGTCAATAAGAAGACAATTAATAGATTCACCTCTAGCTGCGTCAGAGGTGGTGGTACTAATACCAATTGAACTACCATTAGCTAGTTCCATACCTTCTTTAGCATAGTTAACAACACCCGGCTTTAAAAAGTTAGGCAACATTTCATATGCTAATCGAATACGTTTAAATATATTCTTTGCGGTACCTTCTTTATTTG